TGCCTCCTCAACTACTGACTCTCCTACAACTACTGGCTCCTCAACAACTAGTGGCTCTTCTACAACTACTGCCTCCTCAACAACTAGTGGCTCTTCTACAACTACTGCCTCCTCAACTACTGACTCTCCTACAACTAGTGGCTCTTCTACAACAATTGGTTCTTCTGTATCAAAAACTTCTGTTTGGGTTTCTTTTTCAAAATTATTTTTTTCTATAATAGCTTCCTCAACAACTACAGGTTCTTCAACAACAACTTGCTCTTCTACAACCACTTGCTCTTCTACAACCACTTGCTCTTCAACAGCAAGTTGCTCTTCTACAACCACTTGCTCTTCTACAACCACTTGCTCTTCTACAACAACTGGTTCTTCAACAACAACTGGTTCTTCAACAACAACTGGTTCTTCTACAACAACTGGTTCAACAACAACCACGGGTTCTTCTACAACAACTGGTTCTTCTACAACAACTGGTTCTTCTACAACTACCGGCTCCTCAACAACTGGTTCAACAACAACCACGGGTTCTTCTACAACAACTTGATCTTCTAGAACAAGTGGCTCTTCTACAACAACTGGCTGTTCAACAAGTAGTAGATGTTCATCAAGACTTTCAGAAATATTATCACTAAAATCATTCAAACTGATCATTAATTTTTCATTAATTTTATTCAAAGACAATTTATCCAAAACTAATTGACTTTGTTGTACACCATTATCAATAGTTTTGCTATTATTACATCCACTTATTATATTACTTACCTTTTTAATTCCGTTTTTAATAAATTTACTCATCTGTTTTCTTTTATCATTCACATTCTTGCTTTCAGTAGATTTAAAAGAAGTATAAGATTTATAAGAACCATTTGATGGACTATTCAACCCACTTTCATTATTATTTTCAAAATCAATGGTTTTAGTATCAATAACCAGATTAATTGGATTATTATGTTCCTCAACTAATTCATCCACGTTATCATTATCATTTACATTATTGTTTTCATTATTTTCGGCGTTTTCATCAAATTGGATATCACTATTAATATGATTGGACATTAATTGAATCTTATTACTGAATCTTTTTAAATATTTAGCATGTAATTTATGGAAAAATTCAATGTATGATAAAAATAGGTTAATTTTCTCTCTCATCAATGTAATTTCGTAATTAAAAGAATTAACGAAGTTATCAATATTTAGCCCAGTTAATTGTTTACTTTTATGTATAGACAATTCATTTTCTCTATTATTAATAATACTAGCAATTGAATTTAATAATACCAAAATATTTTCATGAACATCCATGGTGGTTTCAAATTTATAATCTTTAAAAGGTTCCAAATCTTTATATACAGGAAAATTATTACCCTTTATTATTTCTAGTACTTTTTTATCGGTAATATTTTCAATTACATAAGAACAAATTATTTTATACAGTTTAAAATATTCACAATACATTCGGTTATTAACAAACAAAAATATTCTCTGCATATCATCATATTCTAAATCTATTAATTTACTTTGAAAATGAAATGAATCCAACCCAAATACAAATAATTGCGTATTACCTTGTTTAATAAAATCAGAATACAAATTTTTTAATTTAACCGATTTATTTTTTAAAGACTCAAAGACATTCATTATTTTACTGCGTACTAAACTGATATTATTAAATTCAGTTTTTAAATTGGAAATTCTGAATTCCATAGTTTCCTTTATAATATTTGTAAATATTTTAATATTTAATAAAAATATAATAGGTAAATATGAAAAATAACAAGGATATATTAGGTGATAATGAGGAAAATAATATCCTTATTAATAACATGAACGAAGACCAAATTGAATGGTCAGTTGAACACGAAAGAATTTTCATAGAATGGGGCGATAAAGCAATGTGTTACAAATGGATGCATTCAAAGGCCAATAGTATGTATTCTAGATTGAACGCATGGTATACAATTCCAGTAATTGTTATTTCAACTTTAACAGGAACAGCTAATTTTGCACAAGAAAGAGTACCTGTAGATTATCAAAACTATTTTGTAATGATTGTTGGTGCATTCAATATTACTGCTGGTATTATTACAACAATTCAACAATTCTTAAAAATAACTCAATTGAATGAAGCACATCGCGTAAGTAGTATTTCATGGGACAAATTTTATAGAAACATCAAAATTGAACTTGCAAAACATCCTTCGGAACGAACCAAAGTATTTAATATGATTAAATTATGTAGAGAAGAATATGATAGATTGATGGAAACTAGTCCAACTATTCCTGAAAATATCATAAAAGAATTTGACTATCATTTTCAAAAGCGCACATTTTACGAAAAAATTATTAAGCCTGAAATTTGCGATTCATTGATTCCAACAGATGATTGCAGAAATCCATGGTATAATGATGAAAATAAACAAAAAGCGGAAAGTGAATTAGCCAAAAATATACAAATGAAAGAAAATAAGATTAAAAAGAGAGAAGAAAATAATTATAAAGATGTTAATGATTTCATAGAGTTATTTATTAAAATTAATAATAGAGACCCAATGGAAAATGAAATTTTTGATAATTTGAAAGATAAAATGGATTTAATAACAATTAAAAATATTCTTGAACAAATTAAAACAACTAAATCAAATTATGAGAATGCGTAAAATATAATATAACATTATCATAATCAGAGTTTTGGATAATCATTTGGAAGTATAAAAATTGTTATTAAAATGAATATATAAAAATATACGTAAATGCTGTAAGCTTCAGGAGTTACGCCATAAAATTTTAGTATTTGAATTAAACTGTAAAAAAATATTAATGATAACCCTAATAATGTAATTTTATTCATAATTTGGTAATTATATTATTATATATATTATTATTTTAGATAATTTTTTATTCTCTTTACTTTACATTATTTGATAATCGCAATTTTCATCAAATCTGTCACCTAATGTTCTTTTATTTATATAATGGTAAGACAATGGAGTATGGTTATAATAATCTTTTACTACATACAATGGTACATTTCTTAAATATTCGCCATTATCTAGTTCCATTTTACCTAAATAAACACTATCATAATTTTGTTTCCATAATCCATCGTGGTCACTGATTCTTAACGTCATTTTTTCATAAAGATAATCATTGTTTTCAGAATGGATTAATTTTGCTTTTTTTATTTCAGATTCATCTATACTATCATTTGGATAATTCATTTTTACCAAATTGTTGCCTAGAAATAATGCATACCTTATTATGCCGCCCTTAGTATGTTTTAATTGCAGATTATCAGAAGTATAATCTAATGACCATCCTCCTTGCTTAAATGCATTAGTATAATTTGTAAAATAAAATCCTGAACTTAAAATTGCATTGTTATCACTTGGTCTATTACCAAAAGTAAAATTAAAATGTAGAGTTTTTTCATGCGAACCGGTGTACACAACAGATGGTATTTCAATTTGTTCTTGTTTTGAATTCTTAAAATAGATAAATTCGCTGTTATTCATAAAAAAATCAGAAACATCATCGCTAATTGGAATATCACAAACCTTGTTTTTATTCACTATTTCATCAATTAAAGCAAACCAATACAATGAATTTCTGCTAACCAAATTAGTATTGATTTCTAGTTTTGTTAAATCAACAAAAGCATATACTTTATTTTCATAAACATATAATCCTTTTAAATCAATTGTACTCATAAAAGTTTCCAGATCATAATTTATAATATTAGAATTGTTATTTGAAAGCAAAATAGAATACAAGTAAGTTTTAATTCTTAATAGTATTTCGTGTGAATTATATGAATCGTTTTTATAACTTGTATTTACAGATGGAAAATTTAAAATATCTGTAAAATCATTTATTAACAAAAATGTATTGAATGGTTGTGTGCTATTAAAATTTATTTTAAACGGCACTATTGTAACTTCATCAAAAATGACATGAGATAACACGTTGTCAACGTCAACATGTAGTAAATTCAAAGCATCGTATGTGAAGAATTTCTCGTCGCTGCTCATTAGTTATATTCAATATATCTAATATACTGAATATAACAATTTCTATTTATGTATTTTACGCTTAATTGTTTCTTTTATTTGTTCTTCGCGATTATCCATAATATATTTTGTTAAATCTTCTGCTACATTTTGATCCTTGTAATAATTTTGTAATGAAGCTAATAATGTTTTAGAATTAATTGGCTTTCTAACAGTATTCTTTTTATAAACCAAAGAGCCATCGTTTATATCAAAACAATCAATACTATTTGATTTCATTACAGTTACTAGATTTTCTGTCATAGTTTTTTTTTTATTATTTCTTTCTTTTATTTCTTGTCTTAATTGCGATATTTCTGTATCCATTTTTACCCATTCGCGTATATTAGTAACTAATTGGTCTTTCGGCGATAATATTTCATTGTTTATATTTTCATTCATGTTCGTATTCATATGTAAGTTATATGTATATTAAAATTTTATATCTTTATCTATAATAATATTTTCTTCAATATTTGTATTATTAATAAACCATTTAACATCATTATAACCCAACACGTAATGTCTTTTGCACAAACAATCTTTATATGTATTTGCAAAACATTGGGTTCCCTTATTTTTTCCGCTTTTCAAAATTGCTTTACAAAACTGATGATTGTAATTGCTTGAATTGGTTGAATTGGTTGAATTTATATTTACTTCCAATTTTTTCTGCAGTAATTCCATTTTCATTTTGTTTTTCTCCTCTATTTTTATATTCTTCTCTTCCAACTTTTTATTCTTTTCTTCCAACTTTTTATTCTTCTCTTCCAACTTTTTATTCATCTTATCTTGTTTTATTGTTTCTCTTATTTGTTTTACAAGAGCTATTTTATGAGTATAACAATAGTTATTACCATTATTATATTTAGTTTTTAACATAGAATGAACATAACCAAAATAATGACATTGATGTGTATGTGAATTACCTGATGCATCCAAATTAATAATTTGATATTGACATTGGTGACTTGCACTAACAAAACCAGTATTATAATTATCATTATAACCTTTATTTACATCAAAAAAATTGATCCCGTGTTCTTTTGGATACCCTAAATATTCATAATATGGTAATAATTCATCTTGAATATTTCTACAATAAGGACATCTTATTTGGTTTTGTTTTAATTTTGTCTTTATTTGTTCCATATTATTAAATTTTTTTTTATGATTAAAAATGTCTTTAAAAATAGCTTCATAATTAAATTTATGTCCACAATTTAGTTTAACGAAATTATCTTTTAAAGGGGTGTTTGTAATTAAGCATAAATCTTTATTTTCTATATCATTGGTACCATTGGTACCAGTGGTATTGTCTAAAGAATTATATAGTTCTTTATAAAAATCTATATTGTTTTCAACGTTATATTTCATTCTATTATCTTTAAGATTTATCTTTATATTTTTTTTATTTATAGATAATATTATGCCACCACCAGAAGTTTGGGGACCACCAATATGGACATTTTTTCATACATTAGCTGAAAAAGTAAATGAAAATGAGTTTCCAAAAATAAAATTAATATTGTTTTCATACATTAAACGAATATGCAATTTTTTACCGTGTCCAGAATGTTCTTCTCATGCTTATCAATTTTTAGCAAGAGTAAATATCAATTCAATTAAAACCAAGCAGGAATTTAAAAATATGTTGTATATTTTTCACAATGCTGTGAATAAAAGAAAGAATAAACAATTATTTAATTATGCAAATATGAATAAATACAAAAATTATAATGTCGGCGCAACATTTAATAATTTTATTAGTGTTTATCACACAAAAGGAAATATGAATTTAATTGCAGAATCTTTTCAAAGAAATTTATTAATTAAAGATTTGAAAAATTGGTTAATTAATAATCATAAATATTTTAGGTCTGATAAAAAAGTTTCGCATCGTAATAATAAGGATACAACTAATGAAACGCCTAACGAAACAAATAACGAAACACTTAACGAAACAACTACTGAAATAACAAATAACGAAATAATTAGTGAAATAACAAATAATAATTAAAGTGTTTACAAATTACCAATTAATTCGCCGTTTTTGTATACATTACACTTGAACGTTTGATTTTTAGGCATGCTACATACATCTTTATTACTTTGGGTTTCATTGAAAAATAAATATTTACTAGAACCACCAGCATACATTAAAGTTACAATTAATGCAGACGATGCTAATCCAGTCAATACATTTAAAAATAATTCACTCATTTTAATGACACAACCTTTATATATTTTAATAAACACATCTGAAAGGAAATATACTATCAAACCGCTAAATATCCAGTAATTTACACTTCCATTACTAAACATAGGAATACTTAAATACATAATAGTAAAAGCAAAAACAAATGCACTAAATGTTGAATTTCCATATTTACTGTATTGAATAGATGTGCAAATTGTTCTGTCATTTTGACTTGCAAGTGAACCATTCAACATATAAATAAAATTTCTTAAAACAGAAACACCTATTAAAAACCCTAAAAATATAAACCCTTTAAAATTTTGGAAAATAAAAGATAATGCAACCATTACTATGGCCAAAATAATAGGTGAATAAAAAGATAAAAATACAATGAAATTAAATGGTTGGTAAATTAACAATGGACTATTTCCTCCTATACCTCCTTTGATATCCATGTTTTGAAATTGATTGCTCATAATATATTATAAACTTATTAAATTATTAGAAATTTTATAATATATCAAATTATTTTTTAAATCCAAGTCTACTTGATTCTTATTTTCCTCGTGTTTTCATGCAGTTATTCTATAATCAATTCAAGCGCCTCTTGAATATTAGATACTGGATAAAAGTTAATATTTTTATCTTTGACTAAATCTGTGTTACCATATTTATCAAAAAAATCATTAAAGTCTTTCTTATTTTCAGTTGGATATATGAAATTTTTGACACCTGCTTTAATACCGTATATTATTTTTGTTTTCAATGCGCCAATTTCACCCACTTTACCATTCAAATCACAAGCTTCTCCTGTTACAGCAAAATCGTTTTTGATTTTTTTATTATTCAGTAAACTATACAATAAAATAGATACAGCAATACCTGCAGATGTCCCCGATTTTTCAATACTTCCATCGCCCATATGTAAATGTATACCATATTTTTGAGGTCCGTCAAATTGTTTCTTCAATTGTTTTTTTCTCTCTTCACTTGTCAAATTAAAGGCAACTGTAAGTGAAATTTGAAAGGATTCCTCCATCATTTTATCTAATAACCCAGTTAATTTGAACGATAAATAATTATTAGATGGGAAAAATTTTGCACTGGCTGATAAAATACCTCCAATATTATAGACATTTGCCCAGAGACAATTAATGATGCCAATACTATTATGGTCGTGTATTTTTTGTAAACGCATTTCTCTTTTATCCTTGAAATATTTATTTTTAACATCATCTATGGTTACCTGGATAGGTATTTTGATTTCATCATCTGTTGAAGTAATATTTTTTAATATATTTAAATTGATTTCACCGATTATTTCAAATAATTTTTCTTTTAATTTTCTTACACCTGGTTCTAATGTATATTCTTCAATAATAAATTTAATTGTTTCATGTGAAATCTCAATCATACCTTCCAAGCCAATATTTTTATAAATTTCAGGTAATAAGTGTTTATTGGTTATTTCTATTTTATCTTCTACAGACAAACTATCAAATTTAATTCTATGAACACGATCTAATAAAACTTTATCTATCGCATCAGCGTCGTTATATGATAAAATAAATAGCACTTTTGATAAATCTAGTTCAATTCCAGAAAAGTATTTATCCTGAAAACTGTCATTTTGTGTTGGATCTAATAAATGTGTTAAAATACCAGTAATCTCTTTACCGTGTTCAGTGCGACTAATTTTATCAACTTCATCTATTAATATAATAGGATTCATACATTTTTTATCAATCAAAATTTGAACTATTTGTCCCCACGTACTACCAACATAAGTGTATGAATGCCCAACCAAATGACTACCGTTTGAATCACCCCCCATCATTATTAAACTAAATGGACGTGAATTATTATTTTCATCTTTTAAACAGTCTGATAATCCTCGTGCTAAGGTTGTTTTACCGACACCAGGCGACCCTTCAAACCCAAAACAATTGCCTTTCTGTTCCCCGTTTATCCATTGACTAATTATTCGCTCAATTTGTTTTTTTGCATTGTCATGTCCGTGAACACATTTACTTAATGTTGATTTTATGTTATTCATATAGTGATTTATTTCTTTCATATTACTTTGAATTACATGTAATTCATTTTTTATAGGCACATTTATGAAAAAAATTTTTTTTAACTCATCAAACAATTCATCATTATTTATTTTTTTTACAGATTCTATGAAATGATTCAACTCATATTTAAATTCAAGCTTATTTTTTAGAGATAAAGTTTTATTTATTTCATAATCATTTAATTGCAATTTATCAAGTAAAGTATTTATAATTTGTATATTTTTAACAAGAGTTTTTTTGTCTCCTTTTAAAATAATATCTTTAAAAATATCCCAATTATTATTTTCATGACGTTTTTTTATTAAATTTATATATTTCAATATTTCCAAATTAGTGTATTTTTCTTTTTTTGGTATATCTGAAAAATCTTTAATTACATCTTGATTTTGAATTAATTCATTGAATTGAATTTTAGTTGCATCCATTAAATGTAATATTGGTTCTCTCTTATAAATTGAAAATGGTATTTTTAATAATCCATCCAAGTACTGTCGAGCTTTAGAACCGGAATCCTCGGACTTTGCTTTTACCTCTTTCAATTTTAACATAGCTTTTTCTTTAACACTATCATTGGCTTTCAATAAACATATTTGTTGTTCTAACGGTATTTTATTCATATCAAAATTAGATAATTCATTCGTATAATTTACAGTATTTTTCATCGCCTTTTTAAATATTTGTTTAATACTCCACGGAAAACTTTCAAATATCAACGACTGTTCTTCAGTATCAACGTTACCGTTAACATCATTTGAAATAAGATCGTATAATAAATAAGCAAGGTACTGGTTTTCATAATTATGAGATTTTATTAATAAATAAATTAGCGTATTTCTTTTTGAAAATAAATCATCCGCGACAAACTCTTTAATGATTTGCATAATTGGTTTTTGCTTTAAACTATTTATTTGACTTATATATCCCGCATATTTATCATAAAAATTTTTATAATTATTATTTATCAAATAATCTTTTAAAATTAAAGAAGATATAAATCTTAAAAAATCTTCACTATTTAAATCCTCAAGATTTACAATATTACCAATTATCACTTTTTGTTTATCTATTATATATTTATTATTTAGAAAATCTACCATGATATCATCTACTATTCCATATATTAAAAGCCCCTTTTTTAAAGAAGCGTTATAAATATATAACTTTATTCCATTTACTTTTACATAAAATTGTTTATAAGTATTATTAATATCAAAACAATCCCAATTATTATCTTTACACTCATTCTTACTTAAAATTTTATAACTAATAGGATGAAAATATTTTTTTAACAAATCTATTTTTAAAGATTCATTTGTATTGCAATCATCATTGTTATTGCTACCATTACCATTGTTTAAAAATATTTTTGGTCCAAAACAAATTGTTAATAAATCATCTAAACTGGAAGTCCCATAATTTTTAATTAAACACGATAATTCATTATTTATTTTTTGCAAATCATTTATTAATGTTTCTGTGTATGTATTTGTAGTTGAATTTGAAGTAACAACCAATTCAGCATTCATTTTGATTATCTTATTATTAATCTCATATAACTTTTCAACACACGTATTTACATCGCTCACAGAGAAAATATTTAATATTTTATTTTTTTTTACATGAAACAATGTTTTTTCTATAATATCTTTAAAAAACACCAACTTTTTTTCTATAATATTGTTTTTATTATAATTTTCAATTGATGAAACAGAAATCAAATTATCGTTTGATTTCGTTATATTTCCCCCTTTTTTATTTTTCATCAAAAATAATTATTCTATTCTATTAAATACAAATATAATTATTTTCTAATATACATGAAGAATCAGCGCGTTTTCTTTAAGTCTATATTTAATATATATAATTCAATGTATTAAACATAAAATGCGAATTAACTATAGTTATACTTGCTCTTATAATAAACTATACAAAATGGGAATTCCAAGTTATTTTTCATATATAGTAAAAAATCATCCGGATATTTTAAAGCAAATACATCATAATGTCATGAATGTAGACAACTTTTATTTAGATTGTAATTCTATTATTTACGATGTTATTCATAATATTGATTTTAAAACAGTAAAAGAAGAGGAAACTGACTTGATTATCAAGAACGTATTTATTAAAATTGACGAATATGTGAATGTCATTAAGCCAACCAATAATTTGTTTATTGCATTTGACGGTGTGGCTCCAGTTGCAAAATTGGACCAACAACGTGAGCGAAGATACAAGTCTTTGTTTCAGGCAAAAATTTCTCGTAGTATTTACAAAGGTGCAAAACCTGACCCGTGGAATACTTCTGCGATCACACCAGGAACAATTTTCATGGCCAAATTAAATGAACGTGTGAAAATCTATTATAATGACCCAAAAAAATACAATTTAAAGAATATTATTATTTCAACTAGCGCCAATTATGGTGAAGGTGAACATAAAATATTTGATTATATACGGCGATTTCCGGAAAAACACAATCCGGATACGACGACTATTATTTACGGACTTGACGCGGACCTTATTATGTTGGGTATAAATCATATACCTGTGTGTAATAACATTTATTTGTTCAGGGAAACTCCTCATTTTATTCAATCTATTAACAGTGAATTGGAGCCGAANAAAGAATATATNTTGGACTTGCCTGAACTAGCAAAAAANATTACNTTGGACATGAATAANGGCGAAGAATTGAATAGTGAACAAAAAACNAATCGTGTCTACGATTATATTTTCATGTGNTTTTTCTTNGGNAATGATTTTATGCCNCATTTTCCATCNGTAAATATTAGAACNGGAGGNGTTGATAAAATGTTAAACGCATANAAGGNTGTCATTGGAAATACAAATGAAAATTTATGCGACGGTAAAACAATATTTTGGAAAAATGTTCGCAAACTAGTNAAATTTTTAGCAGACAATGAAGAAGAAAATTTCAAGAATGAGATGAAGTTGCGAGATAAAAAGGAAAAATATAAGTTGGCNGANGAGACNCCNGAAGACAANTATAAGAAGTTTGATAATATNCCTGCTTATGAANGAAGTTTAGAAAAACATATTAACCCTTTCAACAATAATTGGCGTGCAAGNTATTATGATACTCTTTTTCATGTTAATAGCGANGATGAAGAGCGAATAAAACAANTATGTATNAATTATTTAGAAGGTTTAGAATGGACTATGAAATATTATACAAGTGGGTGCGTTGATTGGCGATGGTGTTACAAATACAACTACCCGCCGTTGTTGGCGGATTTAATACACTATGTTCCTTATTTTGACACTGAATTTGTTGTAAACAAACATCCTCAACCAGTCAATCCGTTAGTTCAATTGTGTTACGTACTTCCAAAAGAAAGTTTACAATTATTGCCTACAAATTTATATAACAAATTGATTCAAAAATATGGCCATTGGTATGATAGCGATTGTGAATTTGTATGGGCTTATTGCAAATATTTTTGGGAGGCACATGTCATGTTGCCGCATATTGATATAAATGATTTGGAACAATTTGTTATGGAGGAGTATAAGAATTGAGATGACTATAAATATTAAATTTTATTAGTAAATTATATATTTAATGAATAAAACATATAATTTACCTGATTATCAAAATAATATTAATATTTTAGCAAATGAAATTATTCAATCATTTTCAAATAACTACGAATTTATTATAATTAAAAATAATTCAATTTTAATTGGAGAAAACGAAATAATGAATTATTATAATAAATTGAATAATTTAATAGGGAAAGTAAAACTTGTTGATAAAAATAAATATAATGATACAAATCAAGATGATTATTGGGTAGATGTTGAATATAATTTTAAATGTAAAAATGTTGATAATTTAGAAAATAANTCACAACCATGGAAATCAAATGAACAATTGATGTTGCANACAGATAATACACTTTCAAATAATTTAAATTTTGCAAATATAACTGAATTAGTTTGCATTCAACAATGTGATTATTCGGGNGAAACTGTTGTAATATCAAATANTAAAATTATAGAATTAATTAAATATTTGGATGTTAAAAATAATACTAAANTGTATNATGATTTAATAAATACAACAATTTATCATAAATCAATTGAAAAAAATATATGTATAAAAAATAATGATACACATACGTTTAATTTTAACATAACACAAATTTTAAAAAGTGAATTGAACACATATGATAATTTAACTGTCGCAAACAATTTTTCAAAAATATTGGAAAATATTATGAAATCTAGTTTAGTCAATTTAATAAAATTAGAAAAAGGGGATGCCTTATTATTCAATGACGGTTTAGTAATGCACGGACGAAAATATGTTTTTGGAGAACGTTTATATAAAAAATGTAGTATTTTGATAATTTGAAATGTTTGAAATTTTTATATTTGTTTATAATAAATGTCTTCATTCAATGCAACTGGAAGCGCAAATGGAAGTGCGTATACTTCAACCAACCCATCCTATTTAGTTACATCAAGTGCAACCGCAACAGCAAGTTCTAAATTATCCCACAAAAATGCTAAAAAAAAGGCAAAAAAAATCGCTCAACAAGTGGCAAATAGTGTAGCTCAAAATGATGTAAATATTATTAGTCAGACATTAAGTCTTACACCTGCCGGTGTAATTGGTCAATACAGCTACTTGAATACATCTTATGCTATCAAAACAGCAATAAATGGCCAAGGAGAGTTTGATGGTTTAATAAAACCACAGATTACAGATGAAACAGTTCCTGATGCTTTAATTATAACAGCTAAAAAAAAAATTTATGATTCAACTACTTTTAAAGAAATTCCAAACAGTGAACAGTTAGCTACAATTAACTCAACTTTTTATAATTACGGGGGAATATATGGAGATAAAATAATTGAAGGTAAAGTATTTAGTTCATTAACCCCCAAATCAGTTATATCAAGTAATAGAATTTCAAGTACGGAACTACCTGTTATAATAAATAATCATAAATCGTATAAATATAAGATAAAAATACTTACACGTCTTAAATATTATCTTGACAAAGAAATTACAAATTCAACAGGATATATTGATTTGAATAGAAACGTATATGGTGTAAAAGTAGATTCTAAACATTTAACAGGGTTAAATATTATTAATGAAACCGATAATACAATTACTACCTATACAGGTGCTACTATTAAAGAATCCTATACAGATGATAAGCAATGGAATATCATTAGTTTAGATTTATCAAGAGCTTTTGCAGGTTCAGTAATCCCAAATATTTATCCAGTTGATATTAACATTTAGATTTTTTATATTATATTTGTAAAGTGGATATTACTTTTGTATAAAAAAAATATTTAAAAATCTTGCGTTAGTATACAGCAAATTATGGATTATCCTAGTTGTACAACCGAAAAAGAATTATTACAAATGATAGAAGACATTGAAAAACATGTGTTAGAAAATGACTACGAAAATGCATTTTTTTATTTTTTGTTATATATTGGGAGATTAGAACCTATTGATAGAGACAGTTTTATTATACACTTCAAAAAGTTGATTAGAAAAATAACTTTGTCAAATATACGGAGGCCTGGATAAATTTATATTATCGGAAAAAATTACACCGACCGAAAAGAAAAATGAGACAAAATATAGTTATGATTTGTATATTTTATAACTATGTTTCAAGTAATTTTTTAATGCGATTTTGTCTCATTTTTCTTTTCGGTCGGTGTAATATAAAGAATTAACAATAGATAGATTTAGCAATAATTGCTCAATTGTGGTCTTATAGTGTAGCGGTTAGCACACGGCACTTTGAATGCTGTATCATGAGTTCGAATCTCATTAAGACCTGAAATGTTAATAACAATAATTATAGTATAAATAATATAAACATATACGTGAATATTATTTATACAACAACCCAATATCATGAATAGAGTTGAACAAATGAAAAAAATTCAAGACGATGCCCTTGCATTATTTACAAAAAAGAACATTGATTATGGCGACGCGTTTGCAAAATTTGGAGTTATCGGCGTATTGATGCGTATAGAAGATAAAATACAACGATCGTTATCTATAACCAAAAATGGTGTAAATTTGGTAAATGATGAGGGCATTAGAGACACATTGTTAGACCTACATAATTATGCAGCAATGGCGTTGATGTTACTAGATGAATAATAAATACCAATTTATAAAATATGATTATGAGAAATATATTATCTTAATATTATATAAATATAACCCTTATAAATTTATATAATGTCGCATGAAATATTCAAATTATTTTCATTTACATTACTCTATTATCAATTAAATAACATTCTAAAACCTTTTGTATATGATAGATTCACATTATTTCAAGAAGAACCTATCATATTCTACCCAATTATACAATCTGCCAACATATTCATATTCTATCTTTTTATTTTTTTCACTGCGAATTTATTTCTTTTTTCAAAAATTAAAAAATATACTGTATATGCATTAGCTTTTATTTATATGAAATATGTAATGGACACTATTTTGGAAAGTAATTTGATTGGTATATATCAATATGAATTTAAACGAACAATTATGTGGTTATTTACTACACCATTGATTTTGAAACTATATTGCGATATAAATAATTTAAAATTGGTAGATGTAAATGCTCAATATCATATTGTAAGTAACTGTGCTCATATTGTATTATATCCTTTTCGTAAATCACATTATAACACATACATTATAATATCATTGACTCTATCAGAAACTTATTTTATACATAAATTAATAGAACGAAAATATCAAAAATATACACAATTTATTATATTTATTTGGTGTTTATTTTCATTTATCAATATTATTGAATTAACGAATTTCTTTAATATACACGATATTCAAATATGTTACCTATTAAGCGATATGATTGCAAAATTAACAACTATGTTGATTGTAAATGATTTTGAAGAAGAGACGTATCACATAAAAACCAATGTTGATTTACAATCTATAACTTTATTAACGACTATTAAGAAATCCATGAAACAATTTGAAAAAGTTACTAGTATTACGCCCAAATGCAAATTGATAATGAATATAATTGACAATAGATTAACCGCATTTATTCCAATGGATACAACAAGTTTAAAATTGGAGCTTTTGAAAAAAATACTACCATTGGAATTAGAAGACCGTTATTTGACACAAAATAAAGAATACAAACCATATGATTTTATTTGTGTTTTATTTACAGATATTGTATCCTATACAGAATTAGCGAAAAAATATGAGGCGGATGTCATATACAAATTATTGAATGATGTGTATACACGGTTTGATGATATTGTAAATCGTTATGGGAATTTGCAGAAAATAGAGACGATTGGAGACGCGTACATGGTTGTTAGTGACATATACACAAATGACCAAACAAATAATGTTAAAAATATGATTCTATTTGCACTTGATTTATTACGTGAAATTAAAAATATTCCAACTCCGGATAACAACCCATTGCAATTGAGGGTAGGAATCAATTTAGGAAAGGTTGTTGTAGGTATATTAGGCATTGAAATTCCGCGATTGTGTGTAATAGGAAATACGGTAAATGTTGCAAATAGACTGCAAACTACTACTGACCCTGATAGTATACAAATAAGTACACACGTCTATGAAATTGTAAAAGAAAAACTGGGGGATAATAGTAATATACATTTTGAGAAAAAAGAAGAAGTGTTTTTGAAGAATCTAGGGTCACGAACAACGTATATAATTTCGCCCCCCCCCAAAGACACAATTTTAACCCGATAAAACATGCGAATAATAATAAAAAAAATAATAAATAAATCATCATTGATAATTTTACATTTGGTATTGATTTACGTATAAAATAAACAAAATAAATATTCATATTTATTCATAATATGAATATTCCTATTTCAAATAAAATTCTTGATAATTTCAAACTTAAGAATCACGATTATTTAGTTTCCAACAGTTATTATGATTTAAAATCAGGTGAGCAAGAATATAGACTATATTCTTATTTATCAACTTTTTTTGACAACATAATTATTTTAGATATCGGTACACTTGACGGAAGAAGTGCTATAGCTTTATCACATAATGAAAATAATAAAATATTAAGTTATGATATTCATAATCATATTAATAACAATGAACATAAAATTTATTCAAAAAAAAATATTTTATTTAACATTAAAAATATTATAGAAGACTTAAATGAAGAATTTATTAAAAATGTAAAAATTGTAATGATAGATATTGATCATTATGAAACAATTGAGACGATCATAATAAACAGATTAAAAGAACTTAAATTTAGCGGGCTAATTATTTTAGATGATATAACTAGACATCCTGATCCGCATATAAATGTATGTATGAATAAATTGTGGAATAATATACCATACACTAAATATGATTTTACAAACTACGGTCATTGGTCCGGTACCGGTGTAATTGTTATGAATGACGATATTACATTCACATTTGAATGACCAATTTGTCAAGAATATAGGCGTTCTTTAAGTAGGTTCATGAATTTATTATATAAACTTATTATTTTTTCCAAAAGTATTTTGGGATTTTCATTTTTGGACATTTTTTTTGTCCATTTTTTGAAAATCCGAAAAAGTCTTGGAGAAAAAACAAGATTTGTTACCATAATTGAAAATTAGCGTGTTGTTGCAGAAAAAATAATTTCGCAATTGTTACGATAAATTTTTATGAAATTCGCGTGGAATAATTTAGGGGATTTTTTCTGTTTCCAATATATGGAAACATTTGGAAACAAAAAATCCCCAAAAATCCCCAAAAAATATGAATGTAGTGTTTGCATGTATTTTACATGCAATTTGAAAGATTATAAAAAACACATTAACACGATAAAACACAAAACACATGAAATGGAAACATTTGGAAACAAAAAATCCCCAAAAAGTGATGAAAAAACATTCGTTTGTGACTGCGATTCTCATTTTTTATCAAGAGCTGGGTTGTGGAAACATAGGAAAACATGTGGGGATTTTTTAAAAAATTTATCCCCACATGATAACAATCCCGAGCCTCAACCTAAATCAAACTATGAATTTAATAAAGATACGCTTATTGAAATCATTAAAGAAAATCACGATTTTCAAATGGATATGCAAAAGCAGATGATGGATTTTATGAAATCGAATGTTTGTTATAATAATTCTATCAATACAATCAATAATTTGAATAATAGCAATAACAAAACTTTCAACTTACAATTCTTTTTGAATGAAACGTGCAAAGATGCAATGAACATAATGGATTTTATAGAATCCGTTAAACTGCAAGTATCTGACTTGGAAAATGTAGGAAAGGTTGGGTATATTGAAGGGATATCAAATATAATCATTAAAAATTTACAAGCGCTAGACGTAGAGAAAAGACCAGTTCATTGTGCTGATCAAAAGAGAGAAGTTATTTATGTAAAGGATGATAATATTTGGGAAAAAGAAGATGAATCAAATAAAAAATTAAGAAAAGCTATTCGTATGATTGCTCACAAAAACATTTGCATGTTTAAGGATTTTAGAGAGAAATATCCAGATTGCGAGGATTACGATTCTAAAAAAAATAGTCAATACAATACAATAATATATGAGGCCATGGGAGGAAAAGGAGATAATGATTATGAAAAAGACACAAAAATCATTAAGAAAATAGCGAAAAATGTTATTATTGATAAAAATTAGTAAGTAAAAATTCAAAAACTTTAATATAATATTTATACTATATTATGGCTACTAAACAAATAATTAGCGAAATCCCTAACAGAGATGCATTTTTTCACTTGTTACAAAATAACCCAGGTTTAATTGTCTTAAAATTAGGCGCAGAATGGTGCGGTCCGTGCAAACAAATAAAACACATAGTTCATGCTTTTTTTGCTACGTCGCCATTGGACGTTGTTTGTGGAGACATTGATGTAGACCAAAGTTTTGATTTTTATTCCATGTTAAAAAGCAAGAAAATGGTTAATGGAATTCCTGTTATGCTTTGTTATAAAAAAGGAAATGATACCTTTATACCCGACGATATGGTTACAGGCGCCGAACCAATGGGACTTGATGCTTTTTTCAAAAGATGTGGAAATCATTTAAATGATGTACGAATCAAATATCCAAAAACACAAGGTAGAAAATAAATTAGATATCAAAATTTTCAATAACAAAATTACTAAAATGTTTACAATTTCGTTTATACAAATTCATTCCAATTATATTAGTACGATTCCAATTATTTACTACCTTAATAATTTTATTTTTTGATTCATTGTTATGAATATCATCAATGCTAATACAAGGTGTGCGATACCATTCAGTAAGATTCCAAACTCGCATTCTACGAATACGAACTTCAGCAGGAACATATTTACCCATAAATAATTTCAATAAAACATCAGGGTGACTTTGGTTTATTGGTGTATAGTCAATTGTCAAAATTGCATTATTATCGGGTACAACAACAATATCGTGAACCCGTAAACTAGGAAGAATATTTAATATAGCAGCATGTTTTTTACACAACTTTGTATATATATGATTATTGTTGAATAAAAAAAACAAAAAAGCAATATAATAAAACATTTTATATAAATAATATATTATTTATATAATATATATTATTACTATGAAACCATTTATTAATTATATTATACTTTTTGTAATACTAATAGTTGTTGGTGTACTTTATTATAGATATGAAAATAAACGAATGGCTGAAGAAAATGAAGATAATGTAGAAACGATTCGTAAATATTTATTAGATGATGCAACTTTAGCCAAGAGTAAAAAACCAATATTATGGATTCATGTTCCTTACGAATACAATTCTAGAAACTGGTTAAGTTTCGGTTCTAGAAGCTCTTTTGATTTAAATCAACCTTATCTATATTTAACAGTTAAATCTATTATTCAACAATGCGACTCATCATTTACTATTTGTTTAATTGACGATAGCACGTTTTATAAATTAATACCAGGTTGGACTATTGAGATGAATAGGATATCATCACCTATTTCAGATAATATGCGAATGCTAGGTTTAATGAAATTAATGTATATGTATGGTGGAATGATATCTCCAATTTCATTTTTATGCATTAAAGATTTATTACCGTTGTATGAAAAAGGAATATCAGGAAACAAAATGTTCCTTTGTGAAACTGTAAATCGTAATATTACATCTACTGAATATAATTTCTATCCAAACCTGATATTTTCAGGCGCAGTGAAAGAATCTCCAATTGTTGGTAATTTGATTGAATTTATGCAACGAATTATTTCTAGAGATTACACTGCGGAATCACAATTTTTAGGTGATTTCAATAGATGGTGCGAAGCTCGCATAAGAAGCGGTGAAATTAATATAATTGACGGTAAAGAAATTGGTACAAAAACAATGGATAATACAAGAATCTTAGTAGATGACCTTTTGTCCAACAATTATTTAAATATTTACACGCAAACATATGGTATTTATATTCCTGCGTATGAATTATTACAGAGACACCATTATAATTGGTTTTGCAGATTATCAGAAAAACAAGTTGTAGAATCAGACACCATAATAGGTAATTATATTTTAGTTACATTGTCAGAGACTGGTAAACATGTGTTAGAACCACTTCAAGTAAAACCGAATGGTTGGGTTGGATTTTGGAAAACACCGTTATATCCCGGATTATATGGGCAAAAGCCAAATTTCTTGGGCGATAATTTGAGAATGGTAAGATATACCGGTAAATAAATTTTATATTTGAAATTAAAAAATTGTAAACATAAAATAACTGTAATCTTAACTGTAAATAGCAGAAACCATACGAGAGTCGCCGTCCCTGCGAGCGTAACGACTAATATCATAATCATAAACAGCAAAACAACGAATTAAAAATCTATCGTGTCCATCATATTTTGGATAAAACGGCGACCTACCATGTACAGCACGCATGTTATCTATCAAAATAATTTCCCCCTTCTGTAAATTATGTTGATTGCGATATTTATAATAAATGTCAACAATCTTTTTTATCAAATTATCTGCGTCTTCATTTAATCCAAACATCAAATCCTGGTCAAAAATTAGTTTGGGGTCTTCATTGTCTCCACTAATAATTGGAAAGGGACCGCGAACATCGCCTTCTATAAACCCATTACCGTTCAATTTGAATGACAAATCCACTCCTGTTTTCCATAACGGCAACCGAAGCATTTCTCTCTCATTGTCATTCATATTTTCTAAAATACACTGAACAGGCAGTACATATGTTTGTGCTAATGGATCGCCGCGAATACAAGCCAAACTTAAAATATCAGGGCGTAATTTAGAAAATGCCTGTTCAGTGTGAATCTCCAATTCGGTGTTACTACCAACACTTGCTTGTTCATTTTCCATTTTTTTCACAGGAACAATGTCTTGAAACAGTCCACCACATCCTTCAGCTTCATATGAAATCATTTCTGCGATAACATTTATCAGGATGCTTTGAATATATGCAAGTAATGTCTTTTCTCCCGTTTTACTATTGTTATTATCAGGTGTTTTTGGTAGCGTCATTGATATTGGATAAGGTAATCCTGGTGCAATATTGTCAAAGGAAATATTTTTGATTAGCAAGAACCCAGTTTCCGTTCCTTTTTTTGCAAAATCACTTAAAGCATTTTTGATTCTTTGTGGAACATTCGCAGAACATTCTTTTGATTGTCTACAAAATAATTCGGTGTTTTTTGATGGATTCGCTGTTATTTGAAACGCTAAATCAACCAAAACATTATTTTCTTCGTTTGTAACTTCAATAATATATGGTTGAGTTTTTCTGTTAGACGACATGTAGTTAGTTTGTTGCATTGTTTATGTTTTATTTACAATATAATAATTATAAATAAAAAAATTGATTTGTGTAAACAATTTAAAAATAAAGGCAAATAACAATATAGATACAGAAATGACAAAAGTTAGTACTGACTGTTTAGTTCTTAAAATTGAAGAGCATATTGATGGCGACTTGGACACCACATTATTTATTTTGTATGATAATAATGAAGAGACTTATTTAGTTAGAGGAAAAAGAAGCAATGTATCTGGTAAACCTGAATCGGTTCCATATTCATTTTACTGTAAATACGCTTCGGAATTAATAGACTTTATCGGCTTTGTTATTTGCAAAAAGAGTAAAATTAGTTATACGTTATCTAATTATGATGATTTACCAAATGATCAACATGATATAGATTATCAATATTTAAATGATTTAGACGGTGATGTTGAATATGAATTAGCTGGCTATGATAATCAAAAATTCAATAAAAAAAAACTATTGCAACATTTAAGAATGTTACGAAATGTGTTCAATTATTATTAAATAAATAATAGAAATATTTATAGAAATGAAAGACGCTGTTTCACTTTTACTGACGACTACTTGTTTAGCAGTAGCAGGATTAGGAATATATTTTTTTAGTTATAAAACAGACGACGATAATGATACTACACAAAAAAATAGTAGAAAAAGATCGGGAGGCAGTAGTAAAAAAATAGTTGAAGTAGAAGAAAAAAGTCACGACGGTTATAATGATTACGATGATGAAAAGATTGATAATCATGATGATAATAGTTACAATCATGATAATAAAAGCGATGATGATTTTGACGTCAATGACAATAACAATTATATCAAATCCAGTGTCAAAACCAAAAATATCTCAAAAAAACCTGCAGGTAAAACAAAAAAAAATAAAAACAAATTTACATCGTCTAAAAAAAGATATTATTACTAGTTTTACAATATTTATTTACATTTTATTTTTGTAAATAATGTAAACAATATCATAAGACGACTTAATATATTTAATTTGCGAAATGTATGTTAATTTATTATAATTACATATCTGACGCACAACAGTTATAAAACTATTATATGTGAGTTTTTTTTCAATATACTTTTTTTTTGAATTATGATAATAAGGTTTACAAAGTTCAAAGAATTGTTGAATGCTATCATTAAACACTCCTTTTTTGAACGATTCTAGGTTTAAAATATAATGTTTATCATTTTTCATACATATATCTTCTAATAAATTAAATAATAAATCGTTAGGTATGTCTTTTTTAAATATTTGTGTTGACATAAATTATTTAAGTATATAAAATGTAATATATATAAATATTATATTTTATTATTCGCGCTTTCATAATAAACGCACAATTAAATTTTTTACGCATTTGCTAAAATAGTTATTAAATTATTTGTAAATAAAGCCAATTCTATTTCATCTTCATGAATATTATGAAATATAGTTATATATTTACAAATGTATGGTATTATTTTATATTTTTCATCTTCGGTTAAAGAAACACATTGTTTTATAAAAACAAAATAATTGTCTAGTATATCCATTACCGAAAACCCTCTATCGTATAAATCATAAATCAAATCTAAAGCATCTTCAATTTTGTTTTGTTTTATTAAATTTGTATAATCTTCCAAAATGTAAAAACTAATATTAGAGCATAATTTCATAGCCAATTCAAGTGTAATCTTTTCACCTAAAAGTTTAAATTTTTCCATGTAGTTAATTAAAATTTTAACTGTGTTATTACAAATGTTAATAATAAATTCTTCTGCTTGAGGTTCAATGTCAATTCCTTCATTAGTTTTGATAGCTTGAATAATTTCAATCAAATTCGCTTTTTCAAGCGGTTTTATCTTTATGATATAAAAACGAGATTGTAAACTCTCAATTACTTTTTGAATATTACTACATGATGATATAAAGTGAACATTGTGACTATATTTATCAATACAATTACGAAATACTTGCTGACTTTGTTCATTAATAAAATCAATGTCATCTAAAATAATTATTTTTTTTTTATTCGGAATAGTTGAACATGTTTGACAAAATGTTTTAACATCTGTTCTATAATAATTAATTCCTTGTTCTTTTAAACTATTAATAAAAAGAACATTTTCTTCATAATCTTTAGGGTGTTTTCCATTGTAATATTCTTTAATAATAGCATTTAACAACGATGTTTTACCTGATGCAATGTTACCCAATAATAAAATGTTCAAATTGTCCATTAAAACAAGCGTTTTTAATATATCAATAACCTCATTGTTTTTACCAAAATCATCAAAATAAATTGGTTGAAATTTATGGATAAATAATTTGTCTTCTGATTTCATAACTAATAATATTTTATTAAATACAAAATAATTAATATTATTAGTTATTTTATATTTAAGTATATCTTATTAGATAATATACTATAGTAATTTTGAAATGTCTGAAAAAGAAGATTTATATAAAATTTTAGGTATTAATGAAAATGCGAGTCATGATGAAATAAAAAAAGCATATAGAGGATTATCATTAAAATATCATCCTGATAGAAACCCTGCACCGGAAGCAACTGAAAAATTTAAACAAATTAATCAAGCTTATGAAGTTTTAGGAGATGAACAAAAAAGAAAACAATATGAAATGGAACGACAACATCCGTTTATGAGAATGGGTAATATGGGACATGGTATGCACGGTATGCACGGTATGCACGGTATGCACGGTATGCACGGTGGACCTAATGTAGGTGAAATGGATGACATTTTAAAAGCATTTTTTGGTGGAATGCCTTTTATGGGGGGTATGGGCGGCTTCAATATGAATCCCAATAATATGGATGAATTAAATGGAATGGGTGGTATACCTGGTTTTCCACCTGGTGCACAATTTCACGTTTTTCATAATGGAATACCTGTTAACATAGGTAAACAATTTCAAAAACCTTCTCCAATAAACAAAACCGTTACTATTGACATTGAGCAAGTTTACAATGGTGCAACAATTCCTCTAGATATTGAACGATGGATTAATGATAATGGTACTAAAATTTTTGAAAAAGAAACGTTATATGTATCAATACCCAAAGGTATTGATGAAAATGAAATTATTCTTTTAAAAGATAAAGGTAACATCGTTAATGAACACTGTAAAGGAGACGTTAAAATATTTATCAAAATAATCAACAATACCGATATTAAAAGAAATGGTTTAGATTTATTATATGATAAAAATATTTCACTAAAAGAAGCATTATGTGGTTTCACATTTGAAATTAAGTTTATAAATGGTAAAATGTATACTTTAAATAACAATAGCGGAAACATTATTACTCCTGAATATAGAAAAATAGTTCCTAACATGGGGTTAACTAGAGAAGGACATACGGGAAACCTAATTGTTATTTTTCACATAGAATTTCCTGAAAAATTGACAACTGAACAAATGAAAAAATTAGCCGATGTTTTATAAATTTACGAAAAAATGATTTAGAGACAATGCACAAATAAAATTTGTACGAACATAAGTCAGTGGTAGACTATTAGACTTCCAATCTAACAACCTGGGTTCAATTCCCAGTGTTCGTATCTGTGTATTTGAATAAAATACAATTATATTTCACAAAAAATATAATTGTATATGTATATAAATGGCTGGAAGACCAAGAATTGTAAGAAATATTAAATCATATATTAATTATGTTGATAATCATAGTGATTCAGGGCCAATGAAAATTGGGACAGGACCTAGTATAGGAGTTACTCGTTATTATTGGCATAATTTACAATCTTACGTAAATCAAACTGCTGGAAAACCAAAAAAAAGTTATAAGAACATGGTATTTTTAGGAATAAACCCTGCACAGACGCCTGTTAGAGAAGGGTTCACACAATCGTGTAATTATAATTATTCATACGTCCCCAATCGTGTTTTACCCAATTATTTTGCAGATTATAATAAAAAATACCACAATCATTATTATAGACCATATCTACCTAACCCAGAAGACACTGAATTATTAGATTTTAGACAAAAATATACCGATGCTTATAATAGTTATCTGAATAAAAAGTATATTGGAATGAATAGATAAAAATGAAGAGTGTTACTATAATATAATAAAAAGCATAATGTTTTTATTATATTTTTCTTTTTTCATGTTTAGACGTTTATAAATTGATCGCGTTGTGGTAACACTAAATTATCTAGATTACTTGAATTATAATTTACTAAATTTTCTTTAGGAGGCAACGGAAAAGGAAAATAACCATCAATTGATCTGTAAGAATATCTTGGATACAAACCTAAATAATTGTAAAATCTTCCGCAATTGTGTTCACTACAAACTGCTGCCCGGGTATTTTTTGCACGACGGTTTGCTCTATTTTGAGCGCCTACACCCCCGGTCCCTGGTTTATATTTATTATATAAGTATGTTGGTTTATTACAAATTAACCCATACAAAGGATTTTTTCTACCGCCAACCCCTGTATTTTTTTTGTATAAAAATCCAGGAAAACCTTGTGAACCACCATACCAAAATTGTCCGTTTGAATTACTTCCTGTTCCAAAACCTTTAAAATATGACATTTCTTTTATATATTAGAGATATATTTTTACCTTTTTAGAAAAAAGGTAAAACCAAAAATCTACTTTTCAAAAAAGTAGAGCCAAAATTACCTTTTAGAAAAAGGTAAAAACCAAAAATCTACTTTTCAAAAAAGTAGAGCCAAATTACCTTTTAGAAAAAGGTAAAAACCAAAAATCTTGCTATTTGGCTCCACCTTTTCTAAAGGTGGATTTATGAAATTTTGCGTGTAGGAATATCAGATGAAACAAGATAAATTGAATTTTCTGTAATAATAATAAATTCTTCTGCGCTTTTATAAAATTTCACAATTCCTGATGTGTATTCCTCTTCCGATTTTACCAGTAATTTTTCACCAGTTGTTTTTGCTCCAACAAGTGCCTTTTTATCAAGAGATGCGGTCCAATAATCCATCATGATTGGTTTGTCCTCAACTATAGACAATTTGCAAACGTGTTTTAATGTGATATCAGATGGTAATCTATAATTAGATTCACTACTAGATTTACTAGCAACAAGTGTAGTAGAAGGATTCATATTTGTCTTTTGTTCTGACATTTATTTATATAATTTTAAATTATTAGTCTTTAAATACTTATTTTGAATAAAATACTTAAATTTTTAATATTTCAATAATTCAAAATACAAATGAAAACAAACAATATTTCAATTAAAGAAAATGATTATTCGTTAGATAATTCTGATAATTATCATAAAAATTTTAACTGTGATGTAGTAGAAATTTTGCATAAATATGTTTACGTAATAAACGAATTTTTAAAATTTATTTTAGAAAAATCAAACCTTAAAAATAATAATTATGCAAAATTTATTATAACAAGAGGTTACGATACTATTACAAACGTGTTTAACACTATTTTATACTATACTAAAAATTTGGATTTGACATTTTATCATTGTCAAAAATCTTACTATTACTATATTGAATTTATAGAACAAATATCATATGAACAACATATGTTTCTACAATTAAGTTCTAGAGATGCTACAACCTACGTATACAAAAAAACACTACTTGATTTAAACTACGATTTTAAAAAAAATATGGAACCGTGTTCTAATGAAATTAAAAATATGATAGAACTAATAGACGAACAAATAAAATTATTTAAACTTATTTTTGAATTTATAATAGAACACTTACATTTGGACAATAAATCGTTAAATACAAATGTAAAAATTATAAATACATATCAAGATATTTGTCTTAAAATAACTGATTCAAATTTTAAAACAGAAGTTATATGTGTATTGTATAAAATTATTGAAAACGTCAATAAAAATTTACTATGTAATTACAATAAAAAAAATAACACAGATAATTATCTTTTGTTAGATAGCTACACTGAAACGCTTTTAAATATTTTAAAAAATTCTAGACGAAAAAATTCAAACATTGCTTTTTGGAAAATGATGGAAGATAAATCGTATAATAATGAATTATTGTTTTTCTCTTAGTCTACAACAGTGATTAATATATTTTTTCTCCTTATTTTTTTCTTTTTATCAATTTTTATTACGTTACCATCTGTTATTTGATCATTGTTACTATTTTTTTGACAAATATTTTTATATTCAATCAATAAAATATTTTTAAGAAATTCATAAATCAACAATAAAACATTTTCATCGCATTTACCCACAATTAAAACGCTACCAGTTCTAAAAATCATGAATGATACTTGTGTAATATTTTTATATTTTTCTACGTTTTCTTGTGATATTTGACAACCATTTTGTATATCTACATCTGAGTTAAAATAAAATTTACATTGAATTCCTGGATACGAACATGGATCATATATAGATTGTATATTGTATTTATATTTTAATGTATCGTATAATACTTCTCTGTTTATATAAAACCCACAATTAAAATTAGAATTGATCAATACTGTTTCGCAAGTATTTTCCTTGTAACACAATTCTTCACTTGTATGCGGTTGAAGCGTTTCTAATACAAGTTTAAGTATCATATCAAATGAATGATCGTTTTGTATTCCAGGAATTTCTAATTTTCCAGTATTAAAAACCTTAACATGAAATTCTTTAAAATTATTTTCTACTTTTATACGTAAAATTAGTACAAAACAGTTATAAAACGCACTCTTCTTTTTTGATCTATAACTCATTATGTCTTTTTTAGATAAACCAACAGTTATCTTTCTTATATCTTTAAATTTGATGCGTCCAGTTGGATTGTTAATGCTAGTTATAATTTGTTCATCATAATAACACGAATCTTTTAATCTTTCCTTAATATCTAAAATTTCTTCTTCTGTGTTAGAATTAAACTTCATTTGTTTTTTAATTACACCATTCTTGGGTTCCATATACTTAATAACTGGAATATTCCAAAACATGTGTTTTAAATCAATTGGTTTATTCAAATATGCTATCTTTGTTTTTGTTGAAATATAAATTTCACTTGCTTTAGGAATATGATTTTCTATATTATTATCTGCATTGAAATTTTCAACTAAATTTGCTGAAATAAATTCCTGGTCAATATTTTTATTATTTTCATTTTCATAATCAAGATAATCATTGTCGCTATCATTATCATAGTCTATTGAAATAAATTTTTTCCATTCTTCATCTATATTGTTTACAATTGACATTGTATATAATTCCACATTTTCTTTATATTCTTTATATTTAAATTATTTCAATTATTTTCTTTATTATATAATATAAAGAATATGATAATGAAAAACACGACAAAAGGTATGACAAAACCAATAGAAATAAAGAAAAATATAAATAATGTTTATTTTGAAAATAAAAATCAATATAGTTTAAAACAAAATTTTTTTGATCCTACTAAAAGCTCGCCACCGAATGATTTCATGATTAAATTATATAATAGGATTATACAATACGATATACCATTACAAAAATAATCCTAATTTTGATAATAAATAATTTATTAAAATATCACTACTATTTGCGCTTTGAGCATGCATTATATTTTCTATAAAATATAAAAATTTATGAGTTATTTTAACTTTTTTATTGCGAATAATATAATTCACAAAACTCTTTATTAAATTTTTTTTATCCATATTATATTTGTTACTTATTGTGTATATATAATATTCAATATGCTCATTTTTTGATTGAAATTTTATTTTATTTAAAATATTTTCCCATTCATTACTTTCTATAATATTTAAATAATTTAAATTGTTAACCGTTACAACATATTGGTTTGATTGTATGAAATTGATCATACTTCGCATATCTGATTTAAATAATTTTTGAATATTTATTAAAGAATCATCTGTAAAATCTAATTTTTCAGATTTACATATATTTCTCAAAAAAGCAATAATATGTTCTTTCGGTAATTGATTGAAACGTAATCTAATAAATTCATTCTGTAACCCTTCGTCTATCCGACTTATATAATTACATATTAAACAGAAACGAACAGAACCTTTGTAATTCTGTAGAAGATACCTTAATGCTTGCTGTGCATTTTTCGTCATATAATCAACCTCATCTAATATAACAAATTTCATACCGTTATTGAAAAGTGGTTTTGAATTTACAAAAAAATTAATTTGATTTCTTATAATGTCAATACCTCGTTCATCAGAAGCATTCAGATGAATTATTAAATCCTTGTTTTTAATGCCTATTTTGTTTTGATATGCATTTATTAAATTTATTATAGTTGTGGTCTTACCAGTACCAGGTGGTCCGTAAAATAACAAATTTGGGAAATATTGTGTCTCTATTATGTTTTTAAAAATTTTTTTATTCAAAGGATCCAATACGATTTCTTCAAAATCAGTGGGTCTATATTTTTCACAAAAAGGTATAAATTCTTTGTTATTGTTTTTTATCATTGTAATTCAAATTACATTGTTTAAAAATATATCTTTAATATTTAATTTATTTTACAAATAAAAAAATGAATTAAAATATTTGTCATACTTAATGATTATAACAATCAATAATATGTCATCAAGCTCGTCAGCGCCATTATCTTTATTAAATTCAAAAAGTTACTTAGAATTAATTATTGGTCCGATGTATAGTGGTAAAACAAGTAAATTATTGGAAATATATAAACAATGCAAATTTTGTGATATTTCCGTTTGTGTTATTAATCATTCACTTGACAAACGTTATCACGAATCTATGCTATCTAGCCACGATAAAGTAATGGTTCCATGTTTAAATATAGAAAATTTACATAATTTATGGTTTAATAATTGCGAAATTGATCTAACTTCTTTTGGAGATAATACAAATCATAAAATAATTAGAAACTCTGAAGTGATTTTGATAAATGAAGGACAATTCTTTAGTAATTTACACGACGTTGTCAAGGATATGTTAAAAAATAATAAGGTTGTCTATGTATGTGGTTTAGACGGCGATTTTGAGAGAAAGAAATTTGGGGAAATTTTAGATTTGATACCATTGTGCGATAAGGTAACAAAATTGACGTCGTTATGTTCTCTTTGTAAAAACGGGACTCCTGGAATATTTTCAATGCGAATTTCTAACGAAAAAGAACAGACTGTTATAGGGTCAGAAAATTATTTACCGGTTTGTAGAAATTGTTATGATACAAAATAAAAATCTTTATTGGTATATAATGGTATATATTATATTAAAACAATTTAAATTAATAAAGGGTTATTATTTATTATATAATTTACTTTAAAATGGCGCGTAAGAAGAAGATAGATACTACAACACAAAATTTAAAAAACATTGAACCTGATAATAGTGATATATCAAATATATCTTTAAATATTGAAAATGAAGATCATGTAATAGATAATATTATTATGAATACTGAAGTAAATATAATTAATAAACCTAAAAGGGGGAGAAAATCCAAAAAGGATTTAGAATTAATTAACTCTGGTTTAAAACCTACTAATAATGTTAGTGCTATTACTAATAATTTATTACAAATGGGTGAAGTAAATGATGAAACAAGCGATGATGTTTCAAATTCCGATAAAAACCCAGAAATTCAAGAACTTAAACCAGCTGCAAAAAAGAGGGGTAGAAAGCCAAAGGGAGGTAAAATTATTCAACAACTAACAAATACTTTCAATGTTAAAGAAACAAAATCAAATGTTATATTACATTTGAAATGTCATATTAAAGATCTGAATAATAATATAATTTCTAATAATGTTAATGGTTACAATTTTACGTCAAATAAAAATGAATTGTATGAAGTTATTTCAAATAACGAAAATGTTTTTTTGAATATAAAAACTAATAGTTCTAACGATGACACTATTAACAATGATAATATTTTTTCAACTATTATTCCCAACGTAAACAGTACTTATAAAAATGCTCATTATGATGAAGACTATAACAACAATTTAAACGATGATGATAATTACAAACCAAATAAAAATAATGAATTGAAAGATTTGTGGAAAAAACTTAAAAATTTACAGCATAGTTTACACCTTAATAATATTAATGATAAAAAATCCGCTTGTTTTTGGTGTACATATGAGTTTGATAATCCGGCTATTTATATTCCAAAACATTATATTAAAGAGTCTTATCATGTATACGGTTGTTTCTGTAGTCCAGAATGTGCAACAGCTTATTTAATGGAAGAAAACATTGATAGTTCTACAAAATTTGAACGTTATCATTTATTAAATCATATTTACTCAAAGATATACGACTATAAAAAAAATATTAAGCCTGCACCAAAACCATACTATATGTTGGAAAAATTTTACGGAAACTTGAATATTCAAGAGTATAGATCATTATTAAAGAACGAGCGTTTGTTTTTAGTAGTAGATAAACCTTTAACACGAATATTACCCGAGCTTCATGAAGACAATGATGATTTTATTATTAACAACAAAATTATTTCATCTAATACATATCAAATCAAAAGAAAATTGTTACAAAAACAAAGTAAAAACAATATAGTCAATGAAAAATTTGGATTACAACAAAATTCTTCAACAATGTAAAATAAATTTTTATTATATCAATATATAATAAAAATAATGATACCTAAAATAATACATAATATATGGATACAAGGATACGAAAATTTACCAAATGAGAATAAGATTAGATATGCTAATATAAAAAAAATAAATCCTCAATGGGAATTTATGATTTGGGACGACGAAATGATAAAAAAAATGTTAAAAAAGTACCCTTCAGTTTATAATGTCTATGTTAAAACTAATAACTACACAGAAAGAGATGGTAATACTATAAAAAGTGACATAGCTAGGTATATAATTATGAAAGAATACGGTGGTTTATATTTTGATATTGATTTTAATTGTACTTCATCATTTGACGAATTATTTTTGAATGACCAAACAGAAAACAATGACATCAATGAAATGAATAAAAACAAAGAAACAAAGAAAACAACCAAAAATACAATTTATATTTCTAGTTCCAATACAAATATATGGAACTATATTAATCCTTTTCAAAAAACAAAGTATTGTTCTTGTTTCATGGCGATGGATAAAAATCATCCAATATGGGAACCCGTAATTCAAAAACTTAAACATGCAACTACTAAATTCCAAATTCGCGAAGCACTTGATATTTCTTTGCAAGAAAGTGAAAATGAAAACGACAATACAAAGCGTTTTCCAATTATACTATTAAACAAAGTAAACGGTAATTATTATCAATGTGTGGATAATGATACAATTTGTTATACTCAATCATCGTCATCTTCTTGGTATCTTATTACACCAATTTTAAAATACATAAATTGTTATTATAAGCAAATTATTTTATTCATTCTTGCACTATTAATAATCGTAGCCGTAGAATATTTATATATGCATAACGCTAAGAGTTATGGTACTGTTAGTTTCATACCAGGTATGCCTGGGAGCGCCGCGCCACCTAGCAATCCTATTTTGCAAAAGAAAAAAGGAAAACGAAATGCAAGGGTTTGATGAGAATAATTTGAATTGGGTGTCTTTAAGTTACTTTGAGAATTTATTATTTTAACAATTTTTATTTTCCCAAAAGTATTTGGGATTTTCAAAAATGGACAAAAAAAATGTCCAAAAATGAAAACCCCCGATATACTTTTGAAAAATCATCATTTGTGACTGAAATGCAATTTTAGCATGTGGTTACCAAAAAAATAATTCTTAGTTTGTTATCATAATTTTCAAAAATTTCGGCCGTTTATTTAGGAGTTTTTTTCTGTCAACATATTTATATTGACAAATGTTGACAAATTTTACATCAATTACATCAAAAAACTTCATGTGTCAAAAGTGTCACTTCAAATGCTGTAAAAAGGGTGACTGGAACAGACATATTTTGTCTAGTAAACATAAAAATGTTGACAAAATGTTGACAAATGTTGACGCGGATGTCATCAAACCATATATGTGTGAATGTGGGAAAGTATATAAACATCGTCAAAGCTTATATGTTCATAAACAAACTTGTATAACAAAAGACGAGATAAATAAAGAATTACATGATAAAGATCTAATTGATTATTTGTTGAAAGAAAATAGCGAATTTAAGGAGATGCTTTTGGAGCAAAATAAGATGATGATGGAAATTGCAAAAACATCGCAAACTAATAATAACAATAACAACATAATGAATAATAGTCATAACCATAGTCATAACAAGACATTTAATTTGAATGTATTTTTGAATGAGACCTGCAAAGATGCTATGAACATTATGGATTTCATCAATTCATTGCAGTTGCAAGTCTCTGATTTGGAAAATGTCGGCAAAGTTGGTTATGTAAAAGGATTATCTAATATCATAATAAAAAATCTTAAGGCATTAGATGTAGACAAACGTCCTGTGCATTGTACAGATACAAAACGGGAAATTATTTATGTGAAAGATAACAATGAATGGCAGAAAGAAACCAGCGAAAAAACCAAATTGCGAAAGGCATTGAAATTATTAGCACATAAAAACATCAAGATGTTACCTATTTACAGAGAAAAATATCCAGATTGCGAACAATGGAATTCCAAAAAATGCAATGAATATAACAAGATTGTATCTGAGGCGATGGGTGGTGAATTCAACGATGACGAAATAAGTTTTGGAAAAATTATTAAGAACCTTGTCAAAGAAATTTCTATTGACAAGGTTACGACGGGTGAATCAAATCAGATTTGTTGAAAAGATACAAAGTAATATTAAATCTTCGTCTCATCCCGCTCCTTTCGTAAATTGTATTCTCTCATATTTGAATCCAATCTGTATCTTATTTGTTTATAAATTTCTTGATTCACCGTCTTTATAGGCGGTTCTTTTTTTTCAGTTATTCCTAAATAGGCTTTAATTACTGAAATATGATTGTAATTGTGGTCCTTAAGTTTATTTTTTGCTTCTTCTTCAGAATAATCTGTTTGCCTAAGAATCATTTCTACTTTTTCTTGAATTTCATTGTTGTTTGTGAAGGAAATAGAATCGCTCATATATGAATAAAATAAATTATTTTTTAAATCATATTAAACGAATAGTTATATATAAAATTATCAACAGTATAGTTTGAACCGACTATGAATAATTTTGATACTCAACCTTTATTAAGTGAAATAAATACTATTGTAAATAATGGTTTCCAAGAAATTCTAAAAGATTACATGAAAAGACATTTGTTACTTGAGCAAACACATGATACACTTGTGAATTTACCGACTGTTAAAGAACATTATGCTAATAAAAGAGAAACTATATCTGCGCCTGCATTTGAATGTTATAAAGATGTAAAAGTAAAATTAGAACCAGGTGTTGAATATGTTACAAAAGAAGAAACTCTTAAATTAATCCAAAATATAGATAATAAAATAAGTGATTTTATGAAGTCAAACAATGAATTATTTAACAAACTTTTAATTCAAATGAATGAAATAAAAAATGAAGTAGATGCTTTTAAAAATGAAAAGAAAAATATCATTAGTTTTAGTGACAATGAAAAAGAAAATATTACGTTAGAAATTGTGGATGATGCGAATGAAAATCTAAAAGAAGTAGAGGAAGTTGAACAGGAAGAAGAGGATGAGGAAGAAGAGGAAGAAGAGGTAGAAGAGGTAGAATCAAAAATTGAAGAATTAGTTATAGACGTAGAAGAAGAACAAGAAGAAGAAGAAGAAGAAGAAGAAGAAGCTGAGGAGGAGGAGGAAGACGTTGTTTCTGTTGAAACAGAAACAAAAGAACCAGAAGAGGATGATGAAGAAGAATTAATTGAAATTGAAATTGACGATGTAACATATTGCACAAACAACGAAGAAAATGGAATTATTTACGAGTTAGACAAAGAAGGAAATGTAGGTAAAAGAGTAGGATGTTTAAAAGAAGGTGATGCATATTTTGATTGATTTATTGTTCATTGTTCGCTCAAAAAATAATCTAAATAAATAGTAAATGATTCAACTATGCGCTCCAGCAATTATTTATCTAATATTCTCAATTACTCAAATACTTATTGACTCAATTAATGGATTATTTAATACAGCGCTTATGAAAACCGTAGTTATGATTATGGTTACATTTCTTTTACAAATATTATGTCAAAGCGGGTTAAATATTATTTCGTGGATAATTGTTTTTATTCCATTTATTTTAATGAGTGTAATAGTAACATTATTATTGTATTTTTTTGGTTTGAATGCATCAACCGGCAAAATAAATTATACATGTAAACCTTCAGGGGAACAAGAAGTTGAAGACAATGTTGAACCTAAAAAGAAAAATAATATACGAACGGATTCAAATGGAAATATAATAATTTACGACCCATACTATAATCCAAATACTGACCCAGTATATTACAAATCGCCAAATATTATTGTTCCAAAACCACTTGAATTCCCAAAATATAATAAATAAATGATTTAAAAAAGTTTAACCATATTTATTTACTAGATAAACATGGTTATAGATTTTAACACTTTTACAAGATATTTCTTCTATTTATTTGTTTGTTATCAATATGCAAATTATCACTATCCTGCAAAAACACAAGAAGCTGTAATATTTATTTGTTACAACAGTGTTTATTTATATAGCAAATTACAAATTTTTGTGAATAAAAAATTAATAGAAGGAAACAATTACCTTATTAAGTATGAAGAATATAAAAATTTATTAAATTTTTTATATAAAATGAATGAGAAATTTGATTTATTGAAAGCGTCTATTTTATCTTATACAACATCTCAGCCGCTACATCACGATAAAACAAATGAAGTAACCTTAGATTTTGTATTAAACAATGAAATTATTTTTACCTTTGAAAAGAGTGAATTTTTAAATGATTATTTAGCAGATTTTTTTCCAAATAAAAAAGAAAATAGTGAAAAGACTGATAACACAGATGAAATAAATGGAAGTGAATCAACGCATGATGAGATCATTGATTATGATTTTGTTATTATCAACTGCGATGATAATCTTAAAAAAATAATTAAATATAATGATTTAGTTAAAAGAAATTTTGAAACTGAAGATTCTACTACTTTTCACGCAGAACCGTTTTTATATAAACCTTTATTATGTGAATTTTCAAATCAACTAGATGATAACCCCAACTATGATAAACCAATAAAAATTGATTTTTGCGATAACAACAAATTTTATGATTTTTTAGTTGTCGGTAATTGTTTTGATAAAGTTTTTCTAACTTATTTCATGAAAAATTATTATGATATAGATGTTAAAGAAAATTATGTATTAAAAATAATAGATAATAATGTAAATTCGTTAATAATTGAAAGTTCAGACACACTAACCATTCTTGAAAATAGTTTAGTAGTTGACTATAAAAAATAAAAATAAATAATATATATAGTTAAATAGTTTAAAAAAAAAATGAAATATTAAAATATAATATGGACTCCCAACAACTAAATACAATAATGACTGAAACAACTAGTTGTAATCAAATGGAAGAATTTCATATGTTAACTGATAGATGGACACTTTGGGCTCATTTACCTCATAATACAGATTGGAGTATCAAAAGTTATATTCAAATTTATACTTTCGCTTCTGTTGAAGAAACCATAGCAGTAACAGAAACTCTACCGCCGGTTTTAGTTGAAAATTGTATGTTGTTTCTTATGAAAGAAGGTATTAAACCTACCTGGGAGGATCCGCAAAATAGAAATGGTGGATGCTTTTCATATAAAGTATCCAATAAAAATGTAGCCACTGTTTGGAAAGATTTAACGTACGTAGTCGTAGGAGGAACAGTTAGTAAACAAGATTCATATGTTAATAAAGTAACAGGTATTACTATTTCACCAAAAAAGAATTTTTGTATTATAAAAATATGGATGTCTGATTGTTCAAATCAAAATCCAGGTGTTGTTACAAGTGATTTAAAAGGATTGATATCTCAAGGTTGTTTATTCAAAAAACATACACCTGAATACTAGCAACTTTTGGGAAAAGTTGCGCAAAATCTACTGTATCATCCTTTAGAATCCACCTTTAAAAAGGTGGAGCCAAATCTTTTTACATTTTACATTTTTGTGCTAGTTATACTTTTTATAAAAAATATCTTTTATAAAAAGTCAAATTTTTATGTTTGCTATTTTATTGAACGAATAACTGCAACAACTTGTTCATTATATCTTAAATTGCCTGTTAAATCTACTTGTCCGTCCATTCCTATCCATTCATAATCAACGTTATTTTCAGTGACAAATTCGTAAAATGCTTTTAATTCACCCGTTTCTCCATCAAAACCGGGATAATTTATTAATTCGTCAAAAACAATAATACAATCGTTATCAATGTAATCTTTTAAATTATCAAAAATACACTTTGTAGAACTATATAGATCAGCATCCATATGTATAAATGAAACTTTTTTGTTGTGGGTTTTTATGAACTCTGGTAATGTTTCATTAAACCAGCCTTTTATTAATTTAACGTTATTATTTACTTGTGGTAGATTACCATTCATACTAAATCTACCTTTATATATACCATCTCTCCAGTCTTCTGGTAGACCTTCAAAACTATCAAAACCATATACATAGTCACTAGTAAAATTAGAAATATAGTTTACGGTGTTTCCACTAAATACACCAAACTCTAACCATAACGTATCGGGTTTATGTTGCAATTTCATGGTTTCAAAAATATATTTCAGTGGGTACGTTTTAATATCTGGTATATTTTGAATAATACTTAACATTCTAATAAATATTAGGTATTTATTTTTATTTTATTTTACATATAAATATTATATTATTTTAGTTAGGTACCGGGAATGGACGTTGATTAGATTCAATCACCAAAGGCTCAGGAATATAAGTTGGACCTTTGTTAAAGACATTTGACCAACACAATTCTTTTAATTCAGGTACAAAAACGGGTGCTGGTTTTACCAAATTAGTTGAATTGATACCAAATAAAAAGGATTCAATATCGGGTGCATTATATGACATTTGATTTCCGGGTATTTGCGCAGGAAGTAAACCTGTTCCAGGTAATCTAGTATCATAAGCAGCACCGTATTGTGAATTAGGGTATAAAGTGTATGTTCTTGACTGCTTGTATTCTCTTTCTTCTAAACAATAATTTCCAGGAGTATTTTTATTACGGGTTGAAGCCATTTAATATAATAAATTATTATATTATTTATATATTATATTTATAATATATAAAAATTTTTCTCTATTTTCTCTATTTTTGTGATATATTATTTTTCAATGCTGTAATTTTTTCATTGCAAATAGTATCCTTATATAAAAAATCACAAATACATGGATAAAATAAATCTAAATTGTCGTATGAAAATAGTATAATAAAATTTTCAAAATTATCATGCTCATGCTCGTTTATTTTTTGAAAAAGCCCATTTACATTATTCTCTTTATATATTTCTGAACAAATAGTTTCAATTTCTTTATTTTTAATCATAATAGTGTATAAATTATTTATTTTTTCAATAATAATTTCTTCTAGAAAATCTTCCATTCCAAAAATACATATTAAATCATATTTATAAATTATATCACTTAATTCTTCTTTCTCTTTTTCATCAGTTATATTGAATTTTTCATGTAAAGTTGAATCTTTGTATGTAATTTTGTGATTTAAATTTATCAAATTATTTTTATCTATATTCATATTTATATTTTTTGTTTATGTTATTATAGTAGGTGTATAATTTTTTAAGTAATTATATTTTTATAATTCATTTTTCATTTTCATACAATGATAAATTTTGGTTGTACAATTCAAAATCCTCTTCTTCGTTAATGTCATATTGGTGAAAATCCTCAGCGGTTCTTGTCAAATAATGATCACCATCACCTCTTGTGCATTTTACATCATTCCAAAATTCAATTGATTGACAACAGTAATGGTTCATAATAAAATAATCTGGATTAATAAGCATAAATTTTGAAGCGTCCGTCATCAATTTTTCGTCAACAAAATTAGCGTGATGAATATTCAATGACGAAAAGTCGTAAGACGTATTAACTAAATATTTCAATTTTCCGTCGCGTGAATTATCTCTAATTCTTTTTGTGAATGATTTTACTAAAAATTTGGGTTGAGTAATATGGCCGTTTGAACCAAATATATGTTGTTTTATTTGGATTTGACCTAAATTTTCACAAATTTTTAATACGTTAGGTAATTTCACATCCATTTTTGACCAAACATATTCGTCCATATCTACCATTAATAACCATTTTGTCTCTTTTATAAATGGTAAAATATGTCTATTATATAAATTTCGTTGCCTTCCCAAATAATAGGGTTCATTTACATTAAATAATGTAATAATGTTTTTGTCAAGATATTCTTGAATGTGTTGCATAAAATTATCCGAACTGTTATCATTTATTAAATAAAAATGTTCAACTCCATGATGTAAATAATGTCTAATCCATTCTTTAATACTATGCGATTCATTTTTGAACATTGTACCTACAGACAAATAATATTTTTGCTCCATTTTATCAATAATAATAATGATAATATTTATATTTATATTTTTTTATTTTATATTTATATTTATAACCATTGACAATTCAAATTTTGATGTACATTTTCAGCATTTTCTCTAAAAAATAATGTCCAAACAGAAACGTTTCCACTTGTACATATTATATGTCTGCATTTTGACATTATCAAACAAATAGATAATAAAATTTGTATATCATTGTAATTTTGTATATTATTATTTTCATTATGAATACCTCTTTCTGTAGTAGAAGTAGAGTTTTCTTTAATTACTATTACATTTTTATCAAACAATTTGGGTATAATGTAATCTAAGAATTGCTGCGTATCCGTCTGGATTAATATTTGAATATTTTCATTATTTATATATTGTAAAATGTCAATAATTTTATTATAAAAACTATCAAAGCTATCAATGCGAGTTTCACCCTTTTTATCGGTTCCTCTATAATAAACCGCAATACAGTTATCTAAATTGATATTGTAATGTTTTATAAAATTTTCTGAAATGTTTTTAATTGATTGTTTTGGTTCAAAATATTTCTTGACAAATTGAATTATTTTTAAGAAGGGAATCGTTTTATAATCTGCAAATTGAAACATGTTTTCATCAATAGGAATAACATTAGTATATTCAGTAGAATTTGTCATTTCGTAATGTTCAAAAAAATCAAATGTTACGTCAACCATTGGATCTTTTTTATACAATCCAAAGCTTTCAGTGCTATCAACCATTAAAGGAAGTATATTTTCTGTATTGAAAAAATTTATGATATAATATAATCTTACAGAACAACAAGAAAAGAACCCGCAATTTTGTTTAACAGAAATAGACATATATTATTATAATTGTCTAATAATATAATAATATAATAAACTAATTTTCAAAAAGCGCTGCAAAATGATGATGCTATTTGATTCCACCTTTCTCAAATGTGGAATTATACGTATTGATAAGTAGTGTGTTTATTAAAATAATCTGCATCTCTTGTAAGCTCACGAGATGGAACCCCTCCACGAATCCAACCCTCTGAAGCAACTCCTTCAACACAATTTGCAGGATTGTTAATCTGTTCTTTAATAGCAGGCAATAAAGGTGTAGAGTGGTAAGTAGCATAACTTTTTTCACTTAAATTTGCTACACTTTTTTTGTTAACAATTTGCTCTCCTTGTTGAATTTGTGATTCAATTACTGGATTGACTGATCCTCTTCCTAAATAAGGAACTGTTGCAAAAGGACGTTGAAATAGATCAATATGACATCTTGGATGTGTTTGAATAGAACCAATTAAAAGATTAGATGAATCATCAATATTGCAGCCTCCAGCACCACTTCCATATCCACCATTATAGAAAACACCTGGCTGTGACGTTGCTAACGCTTTTGGATTTTTCATAGAACAATCTGATGAAAAATAATTTTGTAACATATAATTAGCATACTCTACATTTTGAATATCTGTTTGCGATTTACAGCAAGGGTCTAAACCAATTCTAGACATATTGTCAAAAGTATAACTAGAAACATTTTCCATTTTATATTATTATATATATAATACATTATTTTTTACATATATAATTTTATCTAAATGTCTTTCTCTGTCAAACTAATAAAATACAAAAATAAACATTCTAATAAAGAGTGTATCTATAATTATCTTGAACTCTTGCAAAAGCGCCTTCTGGTGTACTTTCCTTACCAGAGTATTTCATGTCATCATATAAATACTTAGCAAATGCTCCTTGATCATTTGTTACCCGAGTATTTGCGGTACTGTAAAAAACACGATTAGATTGATCTAATTCAAATTTATTCCATAAATCACCATATAATTGCTTATCCGTGTTATTAATTCCAGGATTCATAAATTGTACTCCTTTCTTTACGTCTTTTGTAATCTTCACTTCAACTTCGGGATTAAAACTAGGCGGTGCTGCTTTTCTTTCAGGGTCATCCATGATGTCAGTTAGAAGAACATTGCTAAAGGGATTTTTTTTATCGCCTTCTTTAAATTCACTACTTATGACTGTTTCTAAAGTAACTGGATTGGTTATTGTTTTCGCCTTTTTATCAAATAATCCAGTTACTTGATTTCCTTGAACCTCAAAACCTTCATTTGAGTCCAATATTTTTTTTGTTAGCTTTGTTTTGCGCATTTTATACAAAACAAAAATTAATGCAACAGTTATTATTCCAACAATTAATAATTTTGTGGATTTTGTTAAAATAAATCCCAAAACAGTAATTATAACAATTAGCCTTGTAACAGCATTCATTTTTTGTTCATAAGACATATTTGTAGTAGGCCATAATTCAAAAATATGATCTTTATTAAATAAGATTGTAGGGTCATTTGACCAAATTTCTTGGGGTGTTGTCATTATATATATCCACTTTTAAAAAAAGTGGAGCAAAAGCATTATTTATTCACTTTTAAAAAAAGTGGAGCAAAAGCATTATTTATTCACTTTTAAAAAAAGTGGAGCAAAAGCATTATTTATCAACATTTAAAAAAAGTGGAGCAAAACCATTATTTATCCACTTTTAAAAAAAGTGGAGCAAAACCATTATTTATCCACTTTTAAAAAAAGTGGAGCAAAACC